ATTTAATTTAGCTCTTCTTCTAGTCACAATACCACCAGTAGTGACATCACTACCACCAACAGCATCTACAAGTGTTATTTCTGTTTGTGAAATAATATTTCTAACAATACCTGTGACTGAAGCACCAGCGTCATTTGTAAATGTAATTGAATCATCTACTTTTAACTCTGTAGTAAATTTAGTACCTTTTGGTAATGTGTAAGAAGTTGCAGTACTTCCTGATGCTCTACTAAATACTAAATCAACACTAGCAGTAGAACCTGTTGCACTTAATGGTGTATAACCTAATAGTCTAGCCCTGGATACAACATTACTTCTTATCTGTGCTGAATCAAGAAATGACTCATTCATTATCATGTGAGATGTTACAGCATTATAATGAGTATTGTATGCCAAAATATCAAGAAGATGATTTAATCCTGAACCATTGAAATCAAAATCTTTAAACGGGCCATCTACACGTTTAAAATAATTTTTAATATTTGTTTTTATTTGGTCGAAATCTAATTCGGTTGTGTTAAACTGTGACATTATCTTAACCTCTCTAAATAAAATGATACCTCTTCTTCATCTCCTGCATTAGTAATACTAAATCCTAAATTTACAAAGTAAGCATTCCTATCACTAGCATCTAGTACTTGTAACTTAATATCAGATAATCTAGGTTCTAATGTTTTTAATGCTTGTTTAATAATTGTTTTTAATAAATTAATATTATATGGTGTAACAGGTTCAAAAAGTAATGATGTTACATTACAACCTATTTCAGGATGAAAAGGTCTATCACCACTATTAGTAAGTAGTAAATTTTTTATTGAATTTTTAACAGCATCTAAAGTTTTCTTTTGCACGTACCAATCGCTTGGATACATAAGTAAAAGGTTTTTTGGTTGATATAAAAGTT